CTCCACGTTCTTACGAATCCAGGCTTTAACGTGAGCATCAAAACGCGTTTGGTCAGTGATGATGACACGTTCCCGGTGCATCACAAAACCATAAAGGTCAGATGCAATCTTCTCCGGTGTCTTGCCTGGACAGTACCAGATGACGTTCTCTGCCATATGCTCTTGAATTGGGTGTATCATGGCGGCAAAACGTATGTTATGCTGATCCGGTACTTGCATGATCATTCTGGGGTCCCCAACTTTAGGGTACGGCTCCTTCTTCATGAAGGCCGAAATGACACAGCCACCGTCCGTCGTGATCCAGGGAACCTCATTGAGGTCCCTAGCACGCTGGGCGGCACGATCCCTGTAAGCCAGAACTTGTTCGATTGACCATGGTGCCAGCATCCCCTCCATCGGGATGCATTTCCGCACGAATTCATGTGCGTACTTGTGGAAACGAGTTGGTATTCGCGGCGTCGGTAGGGCTTGTTGTTGAACCAAACGACCGCGAATCCCGGCTAGGTCGTTGTTGTGTGAGTCCATCGGGAACATGGCGGCATTGTCGACCAAACAAACACCGACACGACGGCCAATTGGACGGCCGTCTTCCGAAACGAGATATTCTTCGTCGTCACCGTGGATCTGATATCTGCCGGGCTCGGAACAACGCGCTGTCCCTCCTCTCGAGACGAACGAAACGCTCGGGAGGATTTTAGCCGACATCATTTCCATCAAGCACTCATACAGCAAAGGCGCCGAGAAGGCGTTGTGCTGTTTGGTGATTGTGGCAAGATCATCTTTGACCACATTCATATAGCGCTCAACGGTGCAGATTTCCGGTTTCTTGGTGTTACGGACTCTCACCACGGCCGCGTCAAGGAGATATTGCGGAACCCTGACGCAAGTTTCACTGGTGTCGGTCTTCAATGACACCCAGCGAAGGCCGCTGGTGTCCGAGTAGTCCAGTCGTTGAACTTTAGAACACAGCTGATAGTTCATACGCTGTAGGCGTTTCCCGCCAATGAGCCAACCCAGCGGCCCATACACTCGGAATTCTGGGACAAGACACACAACACGCCGATGTTCAGTGACGTGTTTGTGATCGACACTGCAGATGACGGTCCCCCACCAATAGTCAACTGCAAGCCAGTCACAATTATAATCCCAGACTGGATGGGAATAGCTTGCGCCACCGTTGACGAGAAGATTGACCTCGTTCTTCTTGATGGTAAAGCTAGCCTCGCCGTCTGACCCCGAAAGGGCCATTGGGACCATTGTGTACATGACGATCGGACGGCACGAAGCAATCCATTTCGGCATGTCCACAAAGTAGTCGACGTCCACCATCTTCAGGACGTGGGACGGCTTGATGTTATCATTGAGCGGTTTGCAGATGGTATCTCGCAACATGTAGAACTGGTGATAACCACCATTTTCATCATCCCTGGTCGAAGACGAAACCGAATAGGCGTCGTATCCCAACTTGGTGATGAGGTGGTCGATGGAATAACCAGCTCCAGTACGTGCTACAGCAGATTCTCCATGCGAGTGGCCTGACGGAGGATTGTTCTTCTCCAAAACGAAATGGGCTTGGAACTGGCGCCGGAAGCCATCATTGAAGCGGGTCCCGAACTTATTAGCCAACCAAGTAATCCACGTCGCTGTTGAATCGGACCACTGGCGCCCACGGATGTCGCGCACCAAGCGGCGGATCCAGTGAGCAAGGCAAAGGCAAACGGCAACTGTCAGAAGTCCCCGGCGCAGTCCCCGTCGAACCAACAGAGCGGCGGCGTGTTGTTCAAGCCAGCCGGCAGTGGTGAGGAGAGCTTGGGCCGTGGAGTGTGACAGCGACATCACAGCAGAGGCAGCCGAAAACAAGTCCATGTTTGCGGCAGAGTCTGCGAGGCCAAGG